ACTTCCCAACACCGTAATGGAATTTTAACTCTTTGAAAGGAAAAGCCGGATCATATGCAGATGGTACTAATCTTACTGTCTGTTTACCCATTTCAGGTCTCCAGAAAATTTTGGTGTAATCAGTTTTTTCTTGTGACTGATTATCAGTGTTCAAGGCGCTTAATTTAGCCTTAATTGCATTTAAATCCATAGTATAACTAATTTTAAAATAACGTTTAATATAATATAACAATAAAGTTGCAATTAGGCAACTATATTTCAATAATTTTATGTAGTTTTGTATTTACCCTCTTGAGATCTGGTCCTTTGGTAAGGAGTATACAATTTCTATAATCATTCCAATTTACTTTAAAAGATGTATCTAATTGACCATTATTTAACTCTTTTATAAGAGTATTTAAAGCATTAATTGTATATAGGGTATTGGATTCTTTCTTTCTATGTACTAAGATAGTATTATCTAAAAATGCTCCTACGTTTCCAAAATCAACATTATAAGTACATATGAACTCATTTTGGCTTTTAGAATAAAGTACGAATATTTTATTATAGATTACATTGTAACGTTCCTGTATTTCACTAAGAACATTATCAAGACTACCTTCAGTAGCGAAAGTGCAGAATAGTTTATTACTCATATCTTCGTTTATGTAGTTTGACTCGAGATCGTAATCAAATCGAGGTTCATCTATAACGCTTATCATTTTATATAAATATTAAACTGTTTCACAAAACTAAGTTGTCAGAATATTTGAACTTAACTGGATAATTACCATTAGATTCTAATATTCTTTTTAAATCTTCTAAAGTCGACTTTTTATCTTCTTTGCTAAAATCAAATAAAAATGCATCATAAGTATAAAGTACTACTTTAGTTTTTTTATCTTTAAGGTACCTAAGTACTTCTTTTAATATATTAATATTTCTTGAAGTTTCCAACGATTGCATAATATAATTCATTAACTTCTGCGGATTCATATCTTTTAACTTGGAAGTGAAAGGTTTTCCACTAATCGGAGCCAAGACTTTTCCGTCATCTTCATATTTTTTCCAAAGGGTTTTGATATAATCATCAATTTTCTCAAAGATATCAAGGAAAGCCCATTTTTCTGGTATCTTTCCATAAATTGCGTGAAAGTTAATTTGTTTTGCTTGTGTATATTCATCATCTGTTATTTCATTTTTATCGAAATATAACTTAGCTAACTGTTTATGAGCTGATTCTTTTGTTAATTCGTAATTAATTTGTTCACATAGTAACCTTAAATGGTATCCATCGAAATCAAATTCAACAAACATATCATTTTGAGGTTTAAAACACTTTCTATATTGCTCTCCTTTAGGTATTGCAGCAAAGTTTACTGAATTAAAAGCATTAGTTGGTCTAGAAGTAATATTATATAGGTTATAATAAGATAAAACTGAGTTATCTACAGTGTTAAGTAGAGGATTTCTTGGTTTGAAGAGTTTATTAAAAGCTTCATAATATACTCCTAAGCCACTTTGCTCTAATAAATAGAAAACGTTAGTAGCAGTCTTATTATAGAAGTCAAACCCTTCAGGTAATTTAAAATCTATAGCAGTTTTAACTTTTTCGTAAATTTTTTCACAATTTTCATATAATTTTGGTAAAGGTATAATTTTATTTATATCTTTTATCTTTACTTTATTATAAAAATGGTTAGTAATAGCACTATTATTAGAATACTCTAATTTATCGTATTTAGTCATTGAATATAGTAAAGAAATATCAATAGACTCCTGTAAATTAAAGTGATAGAGCAATTCTTTCTTATCTACAGTATAAAGTGTGTTGAATTCTTTGAGTATGTCATAGATACGGTTTTTATCTACATTTAATCCATCGTTATGATCAATAGGTATAATAAAACCATGTTTACTTTTCAAAGGTCTTATATATACTGCTGTAGTATCAACCAGTTTAGGGTGATAATCAAAATTAGATGGAATAATGTGAATTAATCCTCCTAATCTTCCTAATACTTTTAAACGATTTAATTGTTCTTCTGATTCTAAAATATAAAACACTTATATAACCTTTTTTATTAATATAACTAATTTTACTTAAAGTACCAACTAATACCCAGAATATCCTCTTCTTACTGTAATATTATTAACCGGAGCTGAGGTAGTATCTGTGGTAGTTATAGAGCTAGTAACTGGTAAACTTTCGGTTTGTACTATAGAAGAATCTAATTTTACTAATAAAGAATGAGGAATATTAGAATGTTTAGCACCTACCATAGCTCCTTTTTCAGGATGAACATGATATTTACCTACATACTCTACATTAGTATCTTTAATCATAAATTCTCCACCTTCAGTAAATAAATTTTCTTGAACTCTATCTTTTTCATCCTCTACAGGATCAAAATCTGGATTAGAAATATTTTTAGAAGTAATTTCAACGTCTTTTTCTCTAATAAATTCATAATAATTTTTAAACATTGTTTCTATACCTTCTATTTCAGTAATATTAGAAATATTTTCTTTATTTCTTGAAGCTGATCCAAAGAATATATAAGGTCCTTTATTTATATTTTCAATAGGGTTAGTTAGTAACCACTTAACCTCTAAAGATGTAATATAACGAAAATTTTTAAAATATTCAAATTTATCTTTTTTTACTTCTATTATTTTTTTATTTCTTTTATCCTGTAAAAAATATCTTATAAAAAATCCTTTTTCGTGATCTGTTTCAGTAGGAAGTATAAATTCAGAAGTATATTTAGGTTTAGGAATATTAACTCCAAATTCATCTACATTAGTTTGTTCATCATTTACTCTTATTAATCCTTCAGTAGAAGAAGAAGGTTTGGCTCCTGTAAACGCATTACCAGATTTATCTTCAAAATAGCTTCCTATATATTTCGATCCGTCTGATTTGATAAACTTATCTCCAGATGTTCTTTTAGGTTTACTAATTTGTCCTTTAGGTATATACATTATAATCCTCCTTTAGGTTGTTCATTTACTTTAACTCTTACTCCTTTATGAGGAAGCCATTTACCCCAGTGATCTAATCCAACATATCCTCCTCTATAGATAGCTTCAACGTGGACATGGTTTTTCATATCTCCTCCGTAACCAGGAAACATTTCACTATTACCTTTATCATCTTTAACTATGCTCCCATCAGCAGTATATTTTAAATGCCCGTTAACCATATCTGCTACAGCTCCTACAATAGTTCCTTGTTCTACTTTTGCACCTTGTTCTATATTATTTCCAAAATCAGCATAAGTAGTATCTCTAGGTACTACATAAGCTATTTTAATTGACCAACCTGCATAGTCGCCTGTACCTGTAATAGTAATTCTAGATCCTCCTTTTTCAGTAAAAGGAAATTCTCTAGGATCAGGAGAAAATTGATAAGTACCAGTTATAGGAGCATATACAGGTTTATATGCAGCTGCTTTTATATCCCATCCTGCATGAGTCCTAGTATCATTATCTCTACTTGCACCAAACTTTCCTTTACCTTGAGCATCATTTCTAGTATAAATACTTGCATTAGTGTCATTAGTAAATACAGGTCCGTATAATTGTACTTCTGGAGCGTTTTCTGCTATCGGAAGAGTTTTTATAGTTTCTTTAATATATTCATCTAAATTTACTTCTTGTATTATAGGAGTTTCATTATCTAATATTGTCATTATTCCATCAACATCAGTTATCCATCTATTATCTGAACCTATTTGATGAGATAATCCTTTTATTATAAATCCTACTTTATCATTATATTTAGCTGGTAATAATCCTTCAGTAATAGTAAATGCCTGAGCAATTTTCAAACCTGATATCCCATCTATAGTAAATTGAACATTAATTGGTATTAAACCTGCAGCGCTTTGGTTTTTAGCAGAAGTAGTATACTTATATAACTCTACCATTACTCTTCTATAGACAGGTTGAATATCTTTAGCTGCATCAGGATTATAACCAATAGTAAATCTTGGATCATTAATTCCAAATATACCATTATTACTAGGCGGTCTTAATGAATTTTTATTTATGCTATCTACATAACTTTTTAATCTAGCAAAACCTTGTTGCTTGGCTATTTTTGAATCAGTTGAAGATTTAGAGTCTCCACCTGTAAAACCGGGATCAGGGAAAAATCTATCTTTAAGTCCTGCATTCCACGATTGTACGTTTAGTACATCTTGAGCTACATCAGTTTCGTTAGCTGTAGCACCTATCGCCATAGTGGTCATCATATCAGCTGTTAACCTACTTTGTATTTTAACATTATGTGCAGTAGTTTCAGTACCTCTTAATCCTATAACACTTTTTTCTATATCTTTTCTTTTCGGAGTTACTTTTCTATCTACTATATAATGAACACCTCTTTGATCAGGTTGATGTAATCCAAATTGGTTTATATCTCCTAAACTATCTTGTATACCGTACATTAATTTATCTACAAAATCAAATATAGATTGATCTTTAGCATCTTGATCAATAACATGATCAAAAGTATCTAAAACGTATTGAATATTTATGAATATATCTAATATATCAGCTTCATCACCTCCTAAGTCCCCTACTTCGTTTACAAATTTATAAGAAAATACATCACTAGTCTCACTTTTACTTTTAGGAAGTATACAAATGGATGGATTACCTGAAAAATGTCCTGGAAAGGTAAGGTATGGTGTAGATACTTTGTTATTACCACCGGCATAAAGAGAAGTTATATACCCTTCTTTATTCACATCATCTTTTATTGCAAATACTATATTTATCAATTCAAGAATATTGGATAATCTTATATAAGTGTATAAGTATTGTTTTGATTCTCCTGTGTTTCTTACAGCTACTACATTAAAGTCTTTTCCAGTTTTAGCTATATTATTAGTAAATGTTGTATATAGTTCAGGTTGTTTTTCTTTTAATGTTTGTTTAATTTTTTCATCACTATTTTCATACCCCATTCCATCTATTATACTTAAAAATGAATTAAATAAAGTAATATCACTACTTAATTCTGTAGTTTCTTCTGTTGTCACATCTGCAGTACTAGGGTAAGTAAGTAATTTTACAGATTCAATTAATGCACCGTGACCCATTGCTTCTACTTGACAGCCGTAGGTTCCATCTTCATTAAACTCCCATGAAAAATTAGTTATTCTTGCAAAAAGTGCGTCATAATTATATCCTGTCTCTTCTTTTATTCTTTTAATTTCATCATAAATCCTATCTTTTGCTGTTTCTTGTTCTTCTTCGGTTTTAAAAGATTCAAAGAATTTACTTATAGTCTGTACAGAAGTACTAACTTGAACAGTTTTATTATCTTTATCTCTGTTAGCATATATAGTATGTCCCCATTCTATTAAAATACTCATTCCTGGTCTAAGATATAATTGCTCTAAAGTATTTAATTGATCTAAGGAATTTGCAGTTACACTAAAACTTATTTTTTGATAAGTTCCGTATGTTCCTAATACTTCTGATTGAAAAGAAGTTATACCTGGCATTGGTCTATATCCTTCTCCCAGTTCTCCTAATTTATAGGCTGTAGCTTTAGTACCTAAAATTCCTCCTCTAAGTTTTTGATTTTCATCTAATGTTCCTCCTGCTAAGATTGCAGAGGAAGCTAAATCAGAACTAAAATCTTTAGTACCTGGGGGAGCAGTATCTACTCCTGATGATACTTTAACCCAAGAGGTTTTACTGTCTAAAAGAACTATGTCTTTTATACCTTTAGTTTTCTTTCCTAAAACTTCTTGTCTTAATGTTAATTGATTTAAGACTTCTTCTTCTATACCTGTATGTATAACAGAATTTTTTTTCCAACTTAAAGCCATTTTATCTAGATTTATTTACTTGATTAAATAATTCTAATGCTAAATCTTTATCAGCAGGTATTCTAATTTGTTTACCAGGTGTTGCTATTAATGATGCTTTTTGATGATTATTAGATGCTGCTATAATCCACCATAAAGACGCATCGTTATAAAACTCTTGTGCTAATATATCATACCTATCAGATATGCCAGCTATCATATATACGTCATCTTCGGATTCCGGAATAAATGGATATATGGGATTAGTATAGTACTTTTTTCCTTCTTCAGTTCTAAATCTATCTATTTTAGTATATCTATTCATAACTTTAATTTTTCTTATCTGTTTGATTTATATATGTATTTTCTGGAGTTGATCCAAATGTAATATACTTATCAGCAAACACTTTACCTTCTTTTGTAGCACTTCCTGCTGCAGTAGGTATAAATTGATGAATAGGGGTAAATGCTACTTTTACATCCATAATCATAGGTAGCTCTTGATGTATTTTATCTCTGTCAACATCTTCAGGTCTATTCATTGCTATTTCAAATGGATAATCTACATTCCATGAAAATCCTACATTACTTAAGAATCCAGGTTGTCTATAAACATAATCTCCAATAGTCATTCTAGTTAAAGTCCCTCTCATGAAAATATTATCGTAAGTAGGTGCTGTTGATGATGCTAAAAAATTAAGCTTTTGGTATATTGGTTTCATTTCTGCTGCAGTCATTGCTGCTACCTTAAATGATACACTCATTGATCTACTAAATCCACCATAAGTGTAAAAAGGTTCTCCTCTACCTAAATAATTATAACTGTTCCAATCTGCATTATAATCATCAGAAAAATCATCTAAAAATGCTCTAAAATATAAATGTTTTGATGTTGGTGTATCTTCTGATCCGCCAGGTGTTACTACTTCAAATCTAAATTTAATTAAATCTCTTCCTTCTTTTATTCCATTATATCCAAGAGCAGTTACTTTTTGATTTACAAGCGAAACAGGAGAAAGCATATTTATTCCATCTGCAGTTTCTGGTATAGAGACTGCTCCGTTATTTCTTGTTTCTTTAGATGGTACTGATATTTCATTAAAAAATCCATCTGGTTTTATTTTAGTACTGCTTTTTTTAGATACTCGTCCTAAATTAACTCTTATTTCTTTGTCATTAATTAATTTTTCAGCTTCTTTTGCAGTAACAGTATTTTTATCTTTATTTATAGCTGCTTGATCTTTTGCTGAAGGACTGGTAATACCTGCTGCAGTTATTTCTGAAACAGGTTCTACAGTTGGTTTTAGATCTACAAAAGTACTATTAGGTGACAATTTGCTTCCTTTTTTTCCTCTATATGCAAAAGCTTGATTATTAGCATTTGCCAATCTAGTTACTGCTAATGCGTTAGGTCCTTGTTCGTTTTTAAATACTGTAGAGCCACTTATAGTATTTACATACTCATCACCTAAATAATTACCTTGATCATAATTATCTGTAGAATTGAATTTTTTATCTGCAGGTATTGGTACCTGTTTTACCACACCCGGTTCACCAGTAGGAACGAAGTTGTCTTCATTAAATTTTCTTCCTAAATCTGAGCCTTCATAACCTTGGAAGTTAAAATCTTCTCCTGTTTGATTGCCAGAAATATTTTGTAGTGGTATCTCTACTCTATTACCTTGTTTCACAGTAACGTGAGGTGCAGAAGATAAATTATTATCGAGCTGTCTTATATAAGTATTTTTACTTTTACCTCCGAAACCTCTTACAAAGTGAAGTCCAGTACCGCTAACAGGTACTTGAGCTAAAGTAGAACCTACTATTTTAGTTGTTTGTAATAATGAATTACCTAACAACTCTATACCGGCTCCTATTTTTTTGAATATATTTCTTTCTCCTCCTTTTACTTTGCCTTTTAATTTTGCATTTTGCCTATTAACTATTCTTTGTCTTAATTTTTTACTTTCAGTAGTAGTAAGATTCAAAGCAGTTTGATTAGCAATAAATTTAGATTTAAGAGGACTAATAATCTGAGTAATTCTCTTTAAGTCATCTAATCTAGTTAGACCTTGGGTTAGAGCTTGCTGTTCTAATTTAGAAGGTGTTCTTCTGTCATCAAAGTCCAAAGGTATATCTCTAGTGACTAAAGGTTTATTATCACCATAAGTTATACGGTTATTCTGAGGAACACCGTCAGATATGTAGTTACGTAGTATTCCCATACGTTTACCTTAAGTTAATTATCCTTCTGGGTTTTCGTATTTCTCAGGAGTTTTTCCATCTAAGTCAAGTTTAGACGCACCAGCTTTTACTTTAGCCGGGTTAGTACCTTGAGCATGTAGTTGAGAAGTGTTCAAAGCTCCTTCTCTAGTTTCAGGAGTTGTTCCTTTTAAACTATGAACTGAAGGTGTTGTTTTAAATGTTTTTAATATTCCCATAATTATGTTATTTTATATAAATAGTTATCCATCATTTTTTATACTAGATACTGCCATGCTTGTTGTAACTTTTTCAGCACCCATATAAATGTCTTTGTTAGCTGCATTTGCTATTTTATCGCCAGAGGCTTTAGTTGTACCAATAAGTTCATTAAATTTATTTATTATAAATTTTGCTCCCATAAATCCAGCTCCCATTGTAGGTCCCAAACCTACTGCCATTCCTAGTCCTGTTGTTGCTGATACCGTTTTAGCAGTTAAAGCCTGTCTAGACTCTTCAGTAGTACCTGTAACTC